CTCTGGGATTCCCTTCCGAAAAGCTCACGACTTCTCCTTCGACTAGGACTTTCTGTCGGAGCGTACCCGGCAGATTGTTTGGATCAACAGGTTTGCTACCAGTACTCGCCTTCCTCATAATCGCAGCAGCAGCTGCAAAAATTCGGGGATCACGCTCGAGTCCCATGACCATTCTGTAACCTTGCCGGGTGGTCATAGCATATCCGGCTCTACGCTGATTACTGAGCTCTTGGTCCTGCTTCCTATGGCGTTCAGGAAGTGCCATCGCCTTAGCGACCTCGTGCTCAGGCCTGTTGGGGACACCGTTCACCCAATAATGCCCCAGGAAGTGTGGCCACTCTTCCATTGTCTTACGAAGTCCAGCGCCTGACGTAACACCCGTTTTGCCCGGGTTGAGTGTGAAGCCCAACTCAGCTGCGAATCGAGACATCTCCTCGGGAGAGACGTACCGGTCACTGCCGAACAATGCATCGTCGCCCATTACGAAAACGTCCTGAGCAGGCAATACACGCCCTGTTACACCGATCCAGACGTACTCTGTCACGATGAGGTTGACAATCGAACCAACGAGTGATGTGAACGCTGAACCGCTCGGAATTCCGTGGTGCTTCTGGTAGATTACACCATCCGGCCCCACGATGCGAGTGTGAATGAAGTCTCGGACGACCAACTCCCACGTCGCTTCCAAGCTAGCGGGCATGGACAACACCTCGCGCAAGATGTCGAACACGTCCATCAGCAGAAAGGTAGGTACGCACGCATCAAACCGAGAATAGTCAGTCCCGTAGATGTAACGAAACCGGCCATCGAGCTCAGAGATTAGCGCGCCCTTCTCCATTGAGCTGTAGCCCCATGTGAAGGGGCGTTTCTTCTTGAGTGCCGCTTGGAGAGGTATAGCGAACATACCTCCCACAATAGTCGTGACGAGTGCCGCCATCCAGACCAAACGAGTCTTTGGACGATCCTCCCCAGACTGAACGCGACGGCCACCAAGAAAAGGGTCGAGACCACGCTTACCGGCAACAACGTTATGTGCCAGCTGCCCAGCACGATCCTTTTGACCAGGGTCACCGTTATGGCCAAGAAAAGGCAGCCCACTAGCGGCAGAATCGCGAAGGTTATGAGCCACCACTTCATCCACCTCAAGAGGTACGACGGTTCCCGCTGATTGTAGAACAAAACCACGGACCGTTTTGACCGCTCGGCGATACCTTGCTCCGTTAGGCCGGGTCCTGGCTCTCGCGCTATGTCTAGCGCCACCTCCGTTGTCAGAGGAGGTGTGAAACCGAACGTCATCACGTAGGCCGCCGTGAATAGCTGGCGCGCTAGCTCCAGCTCGCTCGGGTCCTCCGTCACCGGCACTTTCACCGGGATCGGTCTCGGCTTCGGGACCGCCACTGGCGTCCACCCGTCGTCCTCGGCTAGCTCCTCTTGTGGTTCGTCGACCACACGAGCAGAAAACACTGGCCAAGTTGGTCTCACTTGCGTGGACCGGACAGGCATACCTGTCGAGACCTTTCCAAAACCATTCAGGTTCTGTGACACTTTTGTTCTCCCTCTCGACGTCGAGGGAGATTCCAAGCAACTCGACTTCCTCGAGAAGGAATCGGTCCACCATAGGAACGGTGACAGCCCGATCGAGAAGCTTGAGATAACCAGGAACCTTGCGATTCTTGGTGCGATACGGCCCTAGAGAATCGATGCCAAATCGCGTGTCATGAGACACTCTCCCTCCAATCTGTGCCTAGTTGGTGACTGAACCAGCAATCCGCTAGGTACGGATCCCAAGTGCTGGTTATTCATGGTTGTCAAACCACGGCCAGAAGCACACTTCACCTGATTTTAGCCTACCAGGAGCGTAAGTCCATAACGAGGACCAACCCCACCCTATCGGGCGTGAAA